CCGCTGACCTTAAAGCCCCTAATCTCAAATCTGTCGGTGGCGACTTGTCTATCTATTCCTCCGCTGACCTTAAAGCCCCTAATCTCAAATCTGTCGGTGGCTACTTGTTTATCTATTCCTCCGCTGACCTTAAAGCCCCTAATCTCAAATCTGTCGGTGGCGACTTGTTTATCAATTCCAAAATTTCAATAGACCTAGCAAAAAATCTTTGGGGAGCAAATAGAAAAAAGAATACAAAATGGAAAGTATGTAATCTAGTTCCTGACTGGCTTATTAAAAGAGTTGCAACCAAAAAAGATTCCGTATTCAAAATCAATAATGTTGAACTTCCTTTTGAATGGTTTGAGAAAATCCGCAAAGATAAACTTTCTCCCGGAGAAGTTTTTGCCATAGACAATGTAGAACACCGCAGAATCGCCTACGAAATGATGGACAAAGCAAAAATGAAGCAGTTAAAAGATTTTACAGTCTTAGAAACTGGCGTAGATGAAAAAGGTAAAAAAGTAGAGATAGTTTCCTTTACAGTTCAAAATATGAAAGAGCCACTTATATTTTATCACTGTTTCTGTCCTAGCACCGGTAGAGAATATTTTTTACAAACTGACCAAAAAACTTGGAAACTCGCAAAGGCACGACAGTTCGGTTTTAATGAGATTATAAACTTTATAAATGAATGGTAAAACTATGAAAAAGAAAAAACAAAAAACAGAAGAAGATATATCGGAATATTACCGAAAACTAGGCAAGCGAAGTGCAGAAGTTAGGCGTGCAAAGATTTTAGGCATAGAATTAAAGGATAATAAGCCGAAATAAGTTATCCCCATATTTACTTGCGAACGAACGAACACCGTGCTAGTATATAAATAGGAATAAGTTTACGGAGTTTTGGATTTTTTCTGGGCCTTGCGTAAAACTTAGTCTTAGGTAGGGCAAAAGTTCTACTGACGGATTACAAATAATACTCTTTAGCCCCGCGTTTTCAATAAAGATATGCGGGGCGAAAAGAGAAAATAATATGCCAAACATAGACCAATTAAAAAAAGATGTAGATTTATTCTGGGAACATTCTAAACACACTACCTATCAGCCAAAGTGTTCAACTTGCTTCAGCGAAAATCAGGGTGTAAAGGCTTCAGTTGAAAAAGGTAGGGATAATCATATTGGTCGGCTTATGACTTACATAATCTGGGGAGAAACAGGCGACTGGATTGACCCTTCTTTCCGAAAATGGTAGCAAATATTAAAATTGAAGTATGGGAGGAAGGAAATCCTTTTAACTCTGCCGAAAAATACTACAACTCCCAACATCCCAATGATTTTAATAAAGAAGTGGAAAAATTATTAGAACAAATAAAAACTAATGAAACCAATATCAATGAAAGGGTGGGAAAAAATAAAAATACAAATAGCGGTCAAAGACAAGCAAGACGAACTCATTAAATATTCAGTTGTATTCATCGGGTCGTATCTTATTTACAAGATTATTATTAGTTTAATTTATTAAAATGAGTATACCAAAAGACATAAAAATACCACGAAGTAGCCAGTTTGGAAAGTTGAAAGACGGGGTTAATAAGTTTAGGGTTTTATCAGATATTATTTTTGGTTGGGAAGGATGGAAAGATAATAAGCCTTTCAGGCACGAGGGCGAGGTCTGCAAGATTAAGCCGGAACAGGTGGACTTAAATCAAAATGGCAAACCCAACATAAATTATTTTTGGGCTATGGTGGTATGGAATTATCAAGACAAAGCGATTCAAGTGCTAGAACTTACTCAAAAGACCATTATGACTCCTCTTTATGATTTAGAGCAGAATGAGGATTGGGGCGACTTAAAAAATTACGATGTTCAAATTAAAAAAGAAAAGGTCGGTGATAAAACAACTTATACCACTTTGGGAATACCACCAAAACCAATTTCAAAAGAGATTAATGATGCCTTTGAGGCAACTGAAGTAAAGCTAGAGAAAATCTTTGAAAATGAATATCCAATGCCGACAGATGACGGCGATGAGATTGACAAAGAGGACAATCCTTTTAATTAGCCCCTAGAATGCGCTACAATGCCCCACAACACGAGAAAACGCGATAAACGCCCTGGAGTCAAGCAACGCACTAATCAGCAATCCAGGGCGTTATACAAAGGACTGACTTTATTGGCCAACAAATTAAATGAGATGGGGTTGGATGCTAGGAAAGTCCTAAAACCCACTTATGAGATTTGGTGGACGAAGGAAATGGTGCATGACCACTTATGGATTCCTTTTCAAGAAGCAAAATACAAAACAAACAGCACGATATTCTTACATAAACAAGGGCAGATAGAGGAGATATGGGATGATTTATTCAGGAATTTGGGGCAGAAGTTTAATGTAGAATACATAGATTTCCCAAACGACCCCGTGAAACAATTTGAAAAGGTTTCACATGGAATATATAGACCATGACACAAAAAACCACACAACATCAAAAGATAATTGAAATGCAAAAAGATGGACTTTGGCATTGTGTAAATGAATATCGGGCTATGTTTGTCTTTAATGGTTGGAAGCGTAGAATAGAGATAGAAGGTAGAAAAAACCGCAACGAACTACCTACTGGAAAATACATTTTTGAAGAAAGAAAATGTGAACACGGCATTAACAACCAAAAAGATTACCGCATGTTTATCAACGAACGGCTATACAAGAAAGTTCAATATACCATCCCAGATTTAGGAAAGCAGATTACATTATTTGAAAAGGTCGGCATAAGTTAGAAGTGAAATTATAAATTAACTTGGCATACTGTCGAATTTTATGGAAAAACAATTAAAAAGTATGATGAATATAGAACACAAGCAAATTAACTTTAATATACAGGCAAAACCTTTAACGGTAAATAAGGCGTGGGTGGGTGGTAGAAGATTTAGAAGTCCTGAATATAAAAGTTTTGAAAAAGAAATAGCATATTTTTTACCAAAAATTACTGTTAAAGGAGAAGTAGAAATACGCTACAAGTTTTATATTAAGAATTATAACCGAACTGATGTAAGTAATTTGATAAAGATTTTAGAGGATATTTTAGTAGCCAATGGAATAATTGAAGACGATAGGTTTGTTAAAAAGTTTTCGGCAGAGAAGTTTAAAAATGACAACGAATCAATACAAATTTTAATAAAGCAATATGAAAGGTAAAATAATAATCCCCAAAATGAAATATCCGCCTTTGCCTCCTTTTAAGTTAAGAAGTGAAAAACAAATGGAAGAACTCTTACACCGGGCACGAGTAGTTGCTCGCAAAAATCAGATTTCTATGCTAAAATTAGAACAAGATATACCCTCTTTTTTGACAAGCATTAGGAAAAACAGAAAAATGAAATGAAGAAATAATACACCCCAAGGGTTCAGAATGGAGAATAAATTAGCACTCTTTCATAGACCACCTAACCGAGGGAAAGGACATTAACAGCTTCTTTAAGGAATTATTAGAATGAAAACAATACTTTTAATTATAATACTGCTCTTATTGTTTACTATCTCTAATGAAATGCACAAAATTCAACAACAAAATGTACTTCTATGCCAATTAGTAAATACATCATCTAATATAATTTGTAAATAATTTTATGTCTCTCTCAAACGAACAAAAGAATAAGATAAAAGAAAAGTTTGAAAAAACATTTGAAGAGTGCAATGGGGGATTTTTAATAAATTCTTGGGCAACAAGAGATAATTTTCTTGACTTCTTCCTCTCCCAGTTTGACTCTCTCCAAGCAGAAGCAAAAGAAGAATATAAATCCTGTGGAAAAGAAAGAAGTCCTTTATGGGATACATTCGTAGATATAATTGACGAGCAATTTCCTAAAGGTCAATGTAAAGAAAGAGGCAAAGCACTGGTAATGTTAGCATATATAGATATGGCAGTTTCTTCTTTAATAAAAAAAGCAAGAGAAGAATTGAGGAAAGAGATAGAGAAGATGTATAAACAATCCACCATAAATCAACATCACAAATATATAGAAGATAACACACAATATAATTCTGCCCTAGACGATATATTACAAATCTTAAATAAATATGAAAAAGATTTTACATAAAATTGCCCACTGGCTACACTTAAATTCCACAGAAGAAGTGATTGTATTCAATCAAAGTAAGGGTATGCAAATGAGTTATAGAAATGAATGTTTAGAGTATGGTAGATGCTTATTAACTAACAAATAATTATGGAAATAAAAAATCTAAGAGAATGGTATATTAGAAAAGAGGGTCAAGTTTCAACAGCTATAAACAGAGAAGCAACTATTGGAGAATTGATGGATGTAGTAGCTATTCTTATTAAAGAAATAGAATTATTAAAAATTAAGAAGTAAAATGATAACCTTAAAGCTAAATTGTAGCCGATGCGGAGAAAGTGTAATCCGGCACAGCAATATACCTAGGCCAATGTGTAGAAAGTGCGTTTTAAAAAGAAGATGGGAAAGAAGGGTTGCAATTAGAAAGGAGAAGAGTATAATATAATAATAATTATTATGATATATTCAACCAAGAATATAATTATAATACATGAATCCTAGTGATTTTACAAGATTAGCAAATAACTTCTACATATCCAAAGGAATGGAGTCCAATATTGAACGTATCAGTATAGACGCTGATTTTGTAAATTATTATGTTGAAAATCAAAAAGGTTTTCCTAGTTCTAAGGTGGCTTTAGTGTTTATTTGCCTTAATCCTTTATATTGGCAGTATGCTCCTGAAATGGTGGCTGGAGCCAAAAGATTTTTTCTTCCCGGTCATGAAACTGATTTTTTCTTTTGGACAGATATACCGACAGAGGGAGTAAAAGATAAAATAACACAGGCCTGGAAAGAACGAGGAAAGGATGTGGAAAATCCTGATGTTATAAAAACTATAAACGATATAAGTAGCGCAATTATAGATTTACGAAATAAAAAAGATATAACTCTATTCCCCACCGAAGCGGTTGATTGGCCTTACCCTACTTTATTACGCTATAATCTTTTTTTACAGCAAGAGGAAAAACTAAAAGAATACGACTATATTTTTTATTGTGATGTAGATATGAAGTTTGTAAATGTGGTAGGGGATGAAATTTTACCCAAAGAGGGGATTATGGCCGCCCAGCACCCAATGTATGCTCTCAAAAAAGAATATTGGCCACCCTATGAACCCAACGAGCTTTCAGCTTCATATATCAAACGCCCCGGCAAATTGATAGAAGAAAATGGCAAGCCTAGATTTATGCCTCTTTACTTCGCTGGAGGATTTCAAGGAGGTAAATCAGATAAATACCTAGAAGCTATGAAAACTACCAAAAAGATTATTGAAATTGATTTAACTCAATCATATATTCCTATTTGGAACGATGAATCTGCCTGGAATAAGTATTTATCAGAAAATTCGCCAGATGTAATTCTTACACCTTCCTATGTTTACCCTGATAGTTTAATAGAGCAATTTTATATTCCACTGTGGGGCTGTAATTACCAACCAAAACTTATGACATTAACAAAATGGTTTTCTACTTCTAAAGAGGGTGGGGAAGCCGTAGCCAAGATGCTTAAAAAATGATTATAATTAGAAATAAGCGGGAAAAATTAAAATGTTGACCATCAGCATAAGTTCATATAACCAGGCAGGATATTTACCAGATGCTATTGAAAGTGCGTTAACTCAGACTACGCCGTGCCAAGTTATTGTGGTAGATGATGGGAGCACGGATAATTCTTTAAAAATTGCCCAAAGTTATGAACCTCAAATTAAAGTCGTTTCGCAAGTGAATAAAGGTCTTCCATCTGCTCGCAATACTGGTATTATGTGGGCAACAGGAGATTTTGTGTTGCCACTTGATGCAGACGATATACTTTTACCTGATTGTGTTGAAAAGATTTTAGAAGTCATAAAACAAAATCCCAACGCTGATATAATTGCCCCCTCTTTCAAGTGTTTTGGTAAAGGAGAAGATACGATTATTTTAAAAGAAAATATCATTTTAAAAGATTTTGAGACAGGTAATTATTTACCATATTTTTGCGCTATCAAAAGGGAAAAACTTTTAGAGATAGGTGGATATAGTCCTAAAATGATATGGGGATGGGAGGATTTGCATTTGTGGATAAACTTGTTGTCTAGGGGTGCGATAGTAAAAACTATACCTAAAGTTTTGGTTTTATACCGCACGAAAGAAAAATCAATGTGGACCGACAGCAAAGACCATGCTGAAGAATTACAAGCTCAGATAAATAAAGATTTTCCAACTATTTTTTAATACCAAATGCCAAAAGGGATACCTAAAAATGGAATAAATAGAGGATGGTTTACCAATAGTCCTAGACCCTACAAGAAAACAGGTATTTTAAAAGTATGTAAGTGTGGTAAGGAATTCTATTGTGAAAAAAATGTGATTGAGAGAAAAAAATATTGTTCAACTGTGTGTTTTTATAATTATAAAAGCTATGGTTATATTCATAGCGAAGAAACAAACAAGAAAATAAGTTTAAGTAATAAAGGAAAAAAACTTTCAGAAGAAATTAGAAAAAAAATAAGTCTTGCCCGAATTGGCAAATCTTCTCCTAAAAAAGGTAAAGAATATCCTCACTTACAAGGAGAAAATAGTTCTAGGTGGATTGAGGATAGAAGTAGGATAAAGAAAAGTGATAAAAAACATTTAGATTGTGGTTACATATCTTGGATGTTGAAAGTCAAAAGGAGAGATAATTGGAAATGTAAAATAGAAAACTTAGACTGTAAAGGTCGTTTAGAAGCTCACCACATACTTCCATGGAGGGATTATCCTGAACTTAGGTATGAGGCTAACAATGGCATCACTTTGTGCCACTTCCATCATCCTCGCAAGAGAACTGAAGAAGAAAGATTATCTCCTTACTTTAGAGAAATAATCAGTCAGAACTAATTTTGAAACCGATAAGAAATTATATGGGTGGGTTAGGTAATAGACTTTTTCAATATGCCTATTTATATTCGCAAGTCAGAGAAGGTAAACTACCTGATATATATTTACAAGACCATAAATACTTTGACAAGTATAAACAGGAGTTGGTAGATATTTTAAGTGTAGATATAATAAAAAGCGATTATGTTTCTTTACATATTAGAAGGGGCGATTACAAAAATAATTCTTTCTATGTGGATTTAACACAGACAGATTATTACGATAGAGCGATAGCAGAATTTCCCAATGATAAATTTTTGGTATTTTGTGCCGATAGGCAAAGTGGGAGTGATGATACATTAGACCAAGAATGGGTAATGAATTGGTTAGAAGCGAAATATGGCGATAAAGTCAAGTTATTCAAGGGTTTTGACGACATAGAGGATTTTAATAATCAAGCGGGTTGTAAAGCCCACATTATAGCCAACTCCAGTTTTTCCTATTGGTGTGCTTATGTTGGTGGAGGAAAGGTTATAGCACCAAAAGAATGGTTCGTCGCAGGTAAAGAAATGACATTACCAAATAATTTTATCCGAATATGAAAACTATTTTAGTAACGGGGGCTAATGGATTAGTCGGGGGAGAGGCAATGAGTTTTTTCTTAGAGAAAGGCTGGCAGACTATTGGCATAGATAATAACACAAGAGAGAAACTTTTTAGTGTGCAACAAGGTTGGAATGTGGGAGTAAGTGATATTGATATACGAGATGAAAGGTTGATAAATAACTTCTTTAAAGACCATAAATTTGATGCAATTATACACACCGCCGCTCAACCCTCTCACGATTACTCTAAAGACCATGCCCTAGAAGATTTTGATATAAATGCTCGTGGAACTTTAATTTTACTAGAAGCAACCCGCAAGTATTGTCCTGAAGCTGTGTTTGTTCACATTTCAACCGATAAAGTTTATGGGGAGAATATGGTGCGAATTAATGATACACTCTTCGACGAGGAACACAGGCCAGACTTTCTTTTGACAGAAAAAAAGACTCGTTATCATTGTGATTTACCATTTGATGAAGAATTGGGATTAGATTTTACAGGTCAGCGTTCTCTTTTTGGTTGTTCTAAAACCGCCGCAGATATTTATGTTCAAGAATATGGAAACTACTTTGGCATGAAAACTGTCTGTTTTAGGTGTGGCTGTATTACTGGCAGAAATCACAAAGGGGCGGAATTACATGGTTTTATGTCTTACCTAGTGAAGTGTATTAAAGAGGGAATTACATATAAAATTTTTGGCTATAAAGGTAAACAAGTGAGAGACCAAATTCATGCTTACGATTTAATTTCGGCTTGTTGGGAGTTTATTCAAAATCCTAAAAGTGGAGCAGTTTATAACATAGGAGGAGGTAAAGAAAGAAGCGTATCTATTTTAGAAGCTATTGATTTAATAGAACACGAAACTGGCAAGAAGGCAATAGTAAATTACATTGACGAAAACCGAAAAGGTGATAGAATATGGGATATACATAATATCTCTAAATTTATGAAAGATTACCCAAATTGGAAATATAAATATAGTTTAAAAGATATTATCTCTGATTTATGTCAATTTTAATTACTGGAAATTTCGGCAATATAGGAAGTAGACTTGCTAAATTTTTTGATGGTTACATTGGTATAGACACAAAAGATGGAAAAGACCTTTTAACTTGTGAACTTCCTAATGATGTAGATGTAATTTATCATTTAGCGGCTCATGCTCCGGTGGAAAACTCTTGGAAAGACCCTGTGAGGACAATAGAAAATCTAGCTACCACTATCCGGCTTGTGCATAAATATCCCAATGCTAAGATAATTTTTGCTTCCACTGGTGCTTCAATAGACCCTGTGTCTCCTTATGGATTTTCTAAGTGGGCTTGTAACGAATACTTAAAAAGATTCCATAAAAATTCAGTGATACTTTATTTTCCTAACATTTTTGGTATTCCCAGAAGTGTAGTTGATATTTTTAAAGGAAAAGATGAAGTAGTAATTTACGGAGATGGTCTTCAGATAAGAGACTATGTTCATGTGAATGACATAGTTTCTGCACTTTGCAAAGCCCAAAAATGGCAAGCAGGAGAGTATTTTTGTGGCAGTGGAATAAAAACCAATCTATTTCAATTAACTAAAGGGAAAAAAGTAATTTTTAAGGAATCTCGGAAAGAGCAACGAGAATCAGTGCTTCCAAATACCACTCCAAATTGGGAACCAATTATTAATGTAATGGATTATATTAATGAGTAAAAAAGACTTACAAGTATATTGTTTTGACCTTGACGGAACTCTTTGTGAAATAAAAAAAGGGCCAAAAGGTTTAAAAGAGTATGGCAAGGCACTTCCCATGTGGGATAGAATTAAAAAAGTAAATCAACTCTACGATGAGGGACATTTAATCAAAATTGAAACAGCCAGAGGGCGCCAAACTGACCAGGAATGGGAGGAGTTTACCAAAAATCAATTAGCAGAGTGGGGATTAAAGTATCATGTTTTACGGGTCGGTGTAAAAATGCACGCTAATCTTTACATTGATGATAAAGGGATAAATGATAGAGACTTCTTTAAAGATTAAAGGTTATACCTGTGGAAGTTTTGACCTTCTTCATGCCGGGCATCTTTTGATGTTGAAAGAATGTAAAGCTCAGTGTGATTATTTGATTGTAGGACTGCATACTAATCCAACTATAGATAGACCCTTGAAGAATAAACCTGTGGAAACTGTGGAAGAAAGAATCATACGCCTGCAAGGTTGTAAGTATGTGGATAAAATTTTAACTTATGATACTGAGAAAGATTTAGTAAATCTCTTAAAAGAATTAAAACCTGATGTAAGATTTTTAGGAGAAGATTGGAAAGGCAAGCGTTTTACAGGAGATGAATTAGATATTAAAATAATATATAATAGTAGAGAACATGATTTTAGTAGTTCAAATCTAAGGGAACGAATACGCAATGCAAAAAAATAACCCAAAAATTTCAATAGTTCTCCCGATTCATGATATGAAAAACGGTGCCTTCTTTTTATGGAGAACCATCAATTCTATCATGGAACAGACCTTTAAAGATTACGAGATTATTATTACCAAAGAAGGCAAAATGGCGGAAAACACCAATGCTGGAATTAAGAAAGCGAAGGGTGAATTGATTAAAATACTATATTTAGATGACTGGTTTGCTCACCCAAACGCACTTAAGGATATTGTGGAAAATTTTGATGATAGAATAAATTGGCTTATAACTGGATGTGATACAAACCCTCATCCTGAATGGACAGATGATATTGAGACAGGAAATAATAAACTCGGTTCGCCTTCTTGTCTGACTATAAGAAACTGGAATAATATGCCTTTATTTGATGAACGCATGAGTTGGTTGCTTGATTGTGATTTATATAAAAGACTCCATAATAGTTCGGGGAAGCCAAAAATTTTAGATGGTGTAAATGTGAATATGGGTATCGGAGACCATCAAATGACTCATATCTTAACAGACGAAGAAAAATTAACAGAACATAATTTGATGCAAGAAAAATATGCCTAAAAAGTGTTTAATAACAGGGCTAGCGGGAAGTATAGGAATTCATGTTTTTGCTCATATTATGCACAACACTAACTGGGAAGTAGTGGGAATATGTAGTTTCCGTCATAAGGGGCTAGTGGATAGAATAGTGGAAATAACTGAAGACCATCCAGAATGGTTAAAGCGATTAAATATGATAACTCATGACCTTTCTGCTCCCATATCGTCCCTTACTAGAGAAAAAATCGGCAAGATAGATTACATAATAAACTTGGCTTCTCTTTCCGATGTAGAAGCAAGTATCCAACAACCAACAGAGTTTATTCAAAACAATGTGGCTCTGATGGTTAATATGCTGGAATATGCTAGAGAGGCAAAGCCAGAAGTATTTATTCAATTTTCAACTGATGAAGTTTATGGGCCAACCCAGAATAAAACAGATGGCTATAAAGAATGGTCGCCACAAGTTCCCTCAAATCCCTATGCGGCTTCAAAAGCCTGCCAAGAGATGATTTCTGTTGCTTATTGGCGAACCTTTAATGTGCCAGTAGTCATTACTAATACGATGAATAACTTTGGAGAAATGCAACAGCCTTTTAAGTTTCCGGTGATGATACAAAAAGCCATAGAGGCAGGAGAAGAAATAACTATACATGGGAATGAAAATGGAGACATTGGTTCTCGTTCTTATATTCATTCAAGAAATGCGGCAGACGCTTTGTTATTCATTCTCAAACAACCAGTCTATATGCACCAACCGGCGCAAGCAGACAAGCCCGATAGATATAATATAGTGGGAGATAAACAACTTGATAATTTAGAATTAGCTCAAATTATTGCTCGTCTTATGGGCAAGGAATTAAAATATAAACTTGTCAACTTCCATAAAACCAGAATGGGGCATGACCCTCATTATGGGCTTGATGACTCAAAATTAAAAGAGATGGGCTGGAGGTCGCCAGTTTCATTTGAAGATAGTTTGAAGTCCACGATTGAGTGGCAACAGAACCACCCAAATTGGATTTCTAAAAATCATATATGAAACGTGACCTTCGCTATGGAGGGACTCTGATAGATAGTCGTGAAATCAGAGCAATTATAAAATCAATTAACAAAAGCCGTAAAACAGGAAATTGGCAGACTGCTTCCGAAGCCCAAAAAATGGAACAGGAAGCCGCTAAATTCCTCGGTGTAAAATATGGAATACTTACTACTAGTGGTAGCTGTGCTGGGCTTTTGGCTCTTAGTGCTTTGGAGTTGCCTAAAGGTTCCGAAGTTATCATCTCGGCCGTTACTTTCCCTACTATATACAATATCATTCTTCAGTGTTCTCTCGTTCCTGTTGTGGTGGACGCAAAAGTAGGCACATATAACTTTGATGTAGATGAAGTAGAACAAGCAATTATTAAAAGCAAAGGCAAAGTAAAAGCCGTGATAGCTGTTCATGCAGTGGGCAATCCTTGCGATATGCCAAGACTAATGAAAGTGGCTAGGAAATATAATGTCAAAGTCATCGAAGATAACTGTGATGGTTGGGGTTCTACTATACAAGGCAAAAAGGTGGGTTCTTTTGGTGATGTATCAATTACTTCGTTTCATGCAGCACATATTGTTAGCATGGGAGTCGGTGGAGGAATCTACACTAATGATAAAGAAATTGCAGGACGAGTTAGACAATACCGAGATTGGGGGCGACAAGCAAATACAATAGAACCCCATAAAGTAAAAGAACTTCCGAAAGATTACAACCCTCGTTTTGTCTACGACAAAATAGGCTACAACTTCCAAATCCTAGAACTTCAAGCGGCTATGGGGAGGGTGCAGTTAAGAAAAACCAATAAGATAAAAAAATTAAGGAAAAAGAACTTTGACTATTTATATAATGGTTTAATGTGGTTAGAAGATTTATTAATGCCTGATTGGTTGCCGGATACCGATGTATGCTGGTTTTCTTTTCCAATTACCTGTTATGGAGATAGAGGTAAACTTGTAGATTATCTTGAAAAACACGGCACAGAAACTCGCAGTATGTTTGCTGGCAATATAACACTTCATCCTGCTTACCGTCATTCAAAGTTTAGGATAAGCGGAAAACTTACCGAAGCTAATTACATACTAAAACATTCATTTTGGATATCCACACACCCACGCCTAAAGAAAAGTGATTTGGATTATATTATAAAAGTTTTTAAGGATTATTACAAATGCTAGAATTACCGCAAGTTACGCTCATTGCACTTGGGACAAAAAATGTAGAAGGCATGTATAACGCTCTTCAACAAAGTCAAAAAGGTATAAAATGGGGAGCAGTTAAACTTATTACCGAGATACAATGCAATACCATAGACGAATGGAATCACGCTATTGTGTTTGAATTACGACATTTCGTAGATACACAGTTTTGTATGTTAGTGCATCCTGATGGTTTTGTGGTTAATCCTGAAAGTTGGGAGCCGGAATTTTTGAATTATGATTATATTGGCGCGCCGTGGCCACTACCAAGTGATGATTATTCTTACCAGACACCTGACGGTGAAATAGTTAGAGTTGGAAATAGTGTAAGTATAAGGAGTAAAGATTTACTAGAATTACCTTACGCCTTAGAAGTAGTATGGCGACCTTACTACGGAAATACAAACGAAGATGGATTTTTAACTTGCCATAACCGCAGACTTTTTCAACATTTTGGGGCTAGATACGCGCCGATTGAAGTAGCCAAATGGTTTGGCAGAGAATTAGATATACCAGAGAATGTAGATGTGGAAAGTCCTTTCGCTTTTCACTTGCATGATACAATGCCAGGTCGCAATGAGAAATATAGAAGTTTAATGATATGATTTGTGGTATTTTTCACGAAGGAAGTGGATTAGGCAATCAGTTGCACCGTTATGTAGCGACTAGAGTTTTGGCCTTGGATAAAGGAGTAGGATACAGCATGAAAAACTTCTCTTTATTTAAAGGAGAACATTTTATAAAAAATGTAAGGTCTATTGCTTGGAGCGAAGGAGAAAAATGGCCGACAAAAGAATGGCTGGAAAAAAAAGTGGTAGAAAACGGTGTAGACATACGAAGCTATGACCCAGAATTTAATTTTATAGAAGACGGAACTGTCATCGATGGTGAATTTCAGGACGAACGCTACTTTGGACACCGAATGAAAGAAATAGACGAATGGTTAAAAGTAGAACCTTTAAATATACCTGATGATGTTTGTGTAATAGGATTTAGAGGGGGAGAATTTAGTGTATTTCCTGATTTATTTCTCACTAAAGAATATTGGGAAGAAGCGAAAGTTTTAATGTTGCGGAAGAATATAAATATGAAGTTTGAGGTTCATACTGATGATGAAATTCTAGCAAAACAGTTCTTTCCTGATTATAAAATAATCCACGATATAGGTATAAACTGGCGAAGTATTCGTTTTGCTAAATACGCTATTATCGCCAATTCTTCTTTTTATATTTTACCTAGATTATTGAATAGCGGATACACAATTGCCCCACATTTTTGGGCTAGAAGAAATACTGGCATATGGTGTCTTCCACAAAATTATTATAAGCAATTTACTTATATATGAGATGTAAATTATGTAAAATGTTGGAAGATGAAGAATTGATTGTGCACAAGTATGAAACTCATGGGATTCGACTAAAAGACTCAATGGGGGATGATTACTATTCTGAAGAGAAAATAAAAGAGTTAATCAACAAACATCGGAGAACAGGACAAGCTAGTGTAGAGAAGAAGTTTGGCAAGAAACCTAGTAGAATTATATAAAATATATTTTAATAAGAAAATGGATACTTATGGTAGAAAATTAAAATAATGCTCTTCGTATTATCAAGATACAATCATGATATAAGCTGGGTAAAGGACTATACTGATGATGTGGTTCTTTATGATAGAAGCGAAGAGAAAATTTCTAACTCCATTCCCACACCGAATATAGGAAGTGATTTGTATGATAAATTCACCTACATAATAGATAACTATGACAACCTGCCTGATGTTGCTTTATACAGCAAGGCGAACTTATTTAAATACATTACCAAGGAAGAGTTTGACAAAGTAAAAGACAACACAACCTTTACGCCCTTACTAACGCAGAACCATAAAACATATTTACCAATATGCTGGTATGAAAATGGTCTTTACGCAGAAATTAACGATTATTGGTATCTTGGTTCACATCCAGCGAAACACACTAAGGAGATAATGGATATATTTAAAATGAACGAAAGATATTATAATTTATTTGCTCCTGGCTCAAATTACATAATACCCAAAGAAAACATACTTAAACATCCAAAAGAATTCTATGAAAAATTAAGGTCGTTTTTAGAGTGGGATGTATATCCGGGAGACGCCCAAATTTTGGAACGCAATTTATTTTATTTATGGAACAATCCTCTATCCCCCCAGAAGAATTAGAGATATTTAAATCCCTTAAAGATATTAAGGTTGTTTTTGATGTGGGGGCAAGAACAGACATAGACTACTTTAACATTCTTCCTGAGGCGACTTATCACTTGTTTGAGCCGAACCCCTTGTTCTTTGCGGACTTAAAAGCAAAGGTAGGCGACAGAAAAAATGTTTACCTAAATAATTATGGTTTGGGAGATAAATTTGAAGAGTTGCCTTATGACCCCACTACACAGTCATTTCTTTTACCTGTTACCAATCCTACACTTGCAATTAAAACATTAGACTGGTATATTCAAGAAAATAATATCAAGCGTATAGACTTTCTCAAGATAGATACTGAGGGATGGGATTACAAGGTTTTGCTGGGGGGGAAAGAAGCTATTAAAATATGTCGCTATATTCAATATGAACATTGGAATGATAGGTGGTGTTTTCACGAATTATTAAATAACGATTTCTGGATGAAGTATATAGGATATAGAAATGTTTTATGCCAAAGATAATTGATGTTTGTATATACAACGGGGAGAAAGATTTATTTGAAATAAGATACAATATCTTAAAGGATTATGTTGATGAATTTATTGTGGTGGAGTTTGATAAGACATTTAGCGGGCAACCAAAACCGTGGCGATTTATAGAATATAACTTTAAGAATGTTTATTATCACGGGCTAGAAGAAAAAGACTATTTGAAATACAAAGAACTAGCCGAAAATTCTCCTAATACAAAGGGAGCAGAACATTGGAAACGAGAGTTTATGCAAAAGGAGAGTATAAAAGATTGCCTAACTCACTTGAAAGACGATGATATAGTTTTTATTGGGGACACAGACGAAATAGTTGAGCCGTTATTTTATACCACATCAATATACAAGATTATTAAATTCAAATTGAGGGTTTATACTTATTGGCTGAATAATCGCTCTAACGAAGTGTTCTGGGGAACAATTAAAGCGAGGTATGGAGATATTAAAGGTGAATGCTTGAATCACTTACGGAATAACGATGAAAGAAAAAATACCATTTTTGAGGCTGGTTGGCATTTTACCTCTCTTAAAGATGGACTTGCTAAAAAACTAACAGATAGTTATACTGAAGAAGATTATGCCCATCCTAGAGTGCTGAATGAGTTAAAAGAAAATATAGAGAATAATCGGGACTTTCTTGGTCGGGACTTTACATATAAAGTGGACGAAAGTCAATGGCCAGATTATCTCAAAGAAAATAGGTCAAAATACTTGCATTTATTAAAATAATATATATAATTAAATTATGAAATGTTTTAAACTCTTACTAAAAGAAATTCCCCAAGAAAATGCTTGGGGCTATCAAGATAAAGATGCTATCAAGCTCGGTAAAATAGCATTCCCCTTCAAAGGAAAGACAGACGATTATGACTTTGACTTAAAGAAGGGCGATGAAGTTTATTTTCAATATGGAACAAATGTTAAACTAGACGGGGAGGACTATATATTAGTATCTTTAACAAGCCTAGTATGTCAAAAATAATATCATTTTCAAAACAAAAACAAATAGATGGAATAAACAAGGTGGTGGATTTAATGAAAATTACTATTGGTCCAAGAGGTAAAAATGTGTCTCTAACCAATGGGAATACAGTCAATGATGGTAGACGAATAGCTGAAGACATAATACTTAAAGACCCAACAGAAAACAAAGGGGCAGAAAGGGTAAAACGATTAGTGCGTAAAGTATCCAGTGATGTGGGTGGTGGGAGAACTGCAACAGCAATACTTTATCAGGAACTTATCAAAGTAGGTATGGATTTACTTAATCGGGGCTTTAATTTTAATGAACTTAAAAAAGGTATGCAGTTAGCGGTCAAAGATATACACGAACAATTAGATAAAATGTCTATACTGGTTAAAGGCAAACTCAAAGAAATAGCTACTATCTCAACCGAAAGTGAAAAACTAGGTAAAGTTATTGCTGAAGTAATGGAAAAGATAGGTAGGGATGGCATAGCCACAGTTGAGGAATCTAATTCATTTGATATTACAAGTGAAATAACCGAGGGATTGAAGTTTGATAAGGGATTTATCTCGCCCTATATGATAACCAATAACCGGCAAGAGGCGGAATACAAAGATATACCTGTTTTAATTACAGATAAAAAACTATCTTTTTTTAGAGATTTGCAACCAATTTATGATTCACTAATTAAGGAATCTGAACTTAAAAAGAGTAAAAAAGATTTGATGATTATTGCTGAAGATTTAGAAGGAGAAGCGTTGAGTGTATGTGTGTTTGCTAAACTAAAGGGACAATTCAACACCCTAGCTATTAAAACACCCGGTATTGGAGATAACAAGAAGTTCTGCCTTGAGGACTTATGCGCACTTACAGGGGCAGAATTGTGGACTGAATACTTACAAGAACCAAAACTCGGCAAGATTAAAAAAGTGGTATCAACAAAGGATTCAACTATTATTCTAGGTGGAGATGTAAAAACTTGGATAACTACATTACGAGTCAGAGAAGAAATGACTCCAAATAAATGGGAAAAAGACCAATTCCAAGAAAGAATAGCTAAATTACAGAATGGTATAGCGGTAATTAAAGTGGGTGCGTCTAGTGAAGATGAAGTAAAATACTTAAAATTAAAGATAGAAGATGGTGTAAATGAAACCAAGAGAGCTTTAGAAAGTGGTATTGTAATGGGGGGGAATACAGCGTTTATTCACGCTTCAAAAAATATAATTGATTGGTCAAAACAAATACAACCCATCCAAACACATTCACAAGACGAAAAATTGGGCTATAATATAGTATTTGGAGCAATTGAGGCGCCACTAAGACAAATTGTGGAAAATTCTAGGGGTAAGCCAGATATAGTGATTGATAAAATAAGAAAGTCTAAAGATTTGACAACAGGATACAATTCATTAGATAATACAGTGGTAGATGATATGTATAAATTAGGTATTATAGATGCAACTAAAGTAGTTAAAACTGTGCTAGAATATGCGGTAAATGAAGCTATATTATTTCTAAGTATCGGAGGTGATGTCTCCGAAGAATTAGAAGAAAATGATTAGAATAATAAGTAGAGCACCAAGAAGTAGAGCGGAAGCGCAAAAGAATATCGATGCTTTTAAGGGTGTAGTAAAAGGAGTAAAAAACTATGGTAAAAATGTTGTAGGTGGTGCTAAAATAGTGAGTAGTGCAATTAAAAGGAAAGTATTAAAAGCTTTTAAGAAGTAGAAAGACAATGGATGAAGAAAATACGATAAAACCGCATAAGAAATCGTATGATTGGTTAAAACAATATCAATTTCAAGCTGGGAACAATGCTAATCCAAACGGAAGACCAAAAGGTAAAAGTCTTAAAACATTTGTTAAAGAGATGCTTGAAAAAATGTCAGATGAGGATAAGGCAAAATACTTAAAGGAGTTGGACCCAGATTTTACTTGGCGAATGGCTGAAGGAAATCCTGCTAATAATGTAGAAGTATCCGGCGAACTTAAAAGTAAAATAATCAGATTAAATGGATGAGGAAATTAAGTGGTCAGAACTTTGCCGTTTTTTTCCTAAACAAACAGAGGCACTAGAAGCCTCTAAAAGATTTAAGTTTGTATTGTTTGGTGGGAGTGTAGGTTCAGGTAAGTCATATTGGATTCGTTGGAGTGTTATATGGTGGTTAATGGAATATTACGCTAAATATAATATTAAAGGAATACGAGCAGGAGTATTTTGCGAAGATTATCCCTCACTTAACGATAGGCATTTGAGTAAAATCAAATTTGAATTTCCTACATGGTTAGGCAAGTTTAATGAGGCAAAGCACGAATTTGTTTTAGCTCCTGAATATGGGAGTGGACTAATAGCTTTCAGAAATCTTGATGACCCGGCAAAATACCTTTCAGTAGAATTTGCGGTTATTGCTATTGATGAAATAAATAGAAATCCAAAAACAACATTTGATATGTTGCGTTCCCGTCATCGCTGGCCTGGTATTAAAGATGTAAAATTTATAGCAGGCTGTAATCCTTTAGGCGAAGCGTGGGTAAAAAATATGTGGGTCAAAAGATTATTTTCTCCTGATGAGAAAGAACAATATGAATTTGTGTTTGTGCCAGCCTTACCTACAGATAATCCACACTTACCAAAAGAGTATTATAAATCACTTGAGAGCTTACCGGAAAATCAGCGTAAAGCATACCTTGAAGGCAACTGGGATGCTTTTGACGAGGGAATGGATGGGAAAGGATATATACGATTAATCAGTGACAGAGAATTACAATCTGTTTTAACAACTCAGGCAGAACATACTGGTTATGTGATAATGGGTGTAGACCCTGCGGCGGGGGGGGATAATACAGCCATAGTAATTAAGAGTGCCAACCTGCAAGAAATAGTATTCAATCAGAAATTGCAAAACACAATGGACTTGGTTGGTGTTATAATGGAGAATTATAGAAAATATAAATGTGATTATATTGTGGTTGATAAGACAGGTGTTGGGCAGGGAATTTGGGATAAACTTAAAGATATGGACTATCCCGTGAGAGGTGTAGCTTTTAATGAAAAGAGTGAGGATGAACAATATCCTAACTTGAAAGCGGAATGGCATTTTAGAGAACGCAAATGGTTGTTGAGTGGTGGAAGACTTTTACAAAACTATGGTTGGAATGAATTTGAATTAGTAAAGTATAAGAACAAGGATGGCAAAATAGTTATCCAGCCCAAAGAAGATTTATTTAGTGAAGGTATAGCAAGTCCTAATTGTGTTGATGCCGCAGTATTAACTATGTGTATAGCAGATAAAAATATCAAATCACAACGTATTATAAAAGCTAATCGTGGTAAGGCTTTTTATGACGAAATGGATAGTGTTTGGAAAGACGAAAGGTCAATAGATAAATATTTATAGCGATTGTGAGTTATCCACATAGACATTCATACTTGACAACAAGTAGAATATGTTTATGGATAAAACTAATTTTGAATTGGTAGAAGAAAATGCCATTGACTCTCCAGTCAAAGATATTAAATGGTATGGCAAAGAAGATATCACAGAACAAAAATCTATACATGATAAAGGTAAAGGCGAACCTGTTTTAATAAGATTATTTGAATTTAGACTTGCACCTAATTTAGAAACATTACCAACTAAGGAACAGATTTTAACTCTTGAATATATTAAACACTTAAAAGTTCAATTATGGGCTGATGGTTTGCGTTTGATTATGGAGCCGAGAGTGATGATAGACAAAGAGAGCATTAAGATATTTGCTCCCTGCCAGGCAACAATGGGTAATAACTTTTTAGAAGAGCCTAAATTATTACAAGAATGGATAAAGTAATGGATAAAAATAGTTTAGTGGGAGATATCCAAACAAAATACAATGAAAGTTTTGAGTTTCTTCAAGCTCGTAAGAAAAGGCAAGCACAGCAACTTAGACTTTTAATTAACTTACAGAAGGGTGACCAGACTATTTCTTCAACACTTTTGCTTACTTTATTTAATCGTGTGATGTCATCTCTTTATGATGATAAATTGCAGATTAAATTCTTACCTTCACAGGGAATAAATCAAGACCAAATCAATGCTTATAACACTCTGGCTCAATCCGATTATCTTGAAATGGGTAAAGCTAAATTAGACTATGATTGGTGTTGGGATACTCTATTCTATGGGCGAGGCTATATGGAAACATATAATTTTGATAAAAAGCGGAAGATAATGTGTCCTCATGTTATTAATCCACTAGTGTTTGGCTACGACCCGATTGTTAGTGAAGTGCAGGAGTGGAGATATTACTGGAAGTGGATTACTAAAAATAAATGGGAATTAGAGAAATTGATTAAGAAAGGTAAAATAACAGGTATTAAGAAAGTTAATGAAATAGCGTCTGGTGTGGAAAATTATTTATGGGAATACAAAACTATTGTAGACCAAGCTAGAGCCGGTATTGAACCTAGTCCCGACCCAAGCACATTAGACGTGTTTCAGATACTTGAGTTCTATTCATACAACGATAAAGGTATGAAATGTTGTTATTGGGTAGATAAAAGCTTCTCTAAAATTTTAATGGAAGAAGAGTTAGATTTAGGAGATGGGGAAGATGGGGATTCAAAGTGGCCTATTGTAGTGAAAGAAAGTTATCGTCAGCCGCATAGTTCACTTCCTTTCTCAGTTGCCGATTTACTAGATGATAAGCACCGAGCAAAATCTGTGTTGCTTAATCTTGCATATATCTCTGCTAAAGATGAAGCTAATCCTATATATCTCTATAACTCAGATAAAGTAGATGATATAGCCCAATTCTTATCAAGACAGGTTAATCAACATATTCCTGTTAGTGATGTGAATGATGCTGTCGCTCCTTTAAATAAGGCACGCGCAATGTCGCCTGAACTCATTAACTTTATTCGTGTTTTAGAAAGTGAAGCGGAAGACCCTGTTGGGGCAGGCAGACCGATGCAACCTGAGGGGGGAGGAGGCAAGCAAACAGCGACCCAAGCGGCTTTAGACCAACAATTAAACGATATGTCTCAGTCTCTCTTATCTAAAGTTTTACAATTTGGCGAATCGGAGTTTTGGTCTCATTGGTTTCATAGATACGCTAAATATGGCTCTGAATTAGGCTCTAAAATGGCTAATATTGTGGGAGTTAAGGGTGTAGATACCAAAGAAATTGAATTGTCAGTTTTCCACACTGACTTTCCGCCCGGTATCATGGTATATTCCGCAAAAGGGGCAGAATATAAGGAGTTAGTGCTTCGCAGAGATTTAATGCAACTCTATCCTGCTCTAGTGACAACATTAGATATGGATGGGTTGCGAAATTTCAATAAGCATGTGTTCTTTCCAAAATTCCTGCAAGACCCTTCACTTATTGATGTAATGTTGCCTAAAACTATTGATGAAATTAAAGCTGAAGGGGAGAATGAGATGCTACAACGAGACCAAATGCCGAATGTATTACCGACAGACAACCATACTACGCACATTTATACACACATGATGGTTCAACCGAAAACTTGGTCGTTATGGCTACATTTAGAATGGCATCAAGAATTATTAGCTCAACAGAAAGCCCAAGAACAAATGATGTTGAAAATGCAAGGACAAGAAATACAACAAAAAGAATTAGGGAAAGAATTAGGGGGTAAGGGAAAGGTCGGCCCGGAAAAGCAAAGCCCTATGGCTATGGCAACCCCATTAAAAAATGAGATGAAAAATGTATGATTAAAAAGAAAAAAAAAGTAAATGAAGAAAATAAAAAACAGAAAACGATACAAGTTAAAGTTGAAACCACAGAAACCAAGTCTGTGGTGGAAATTAAAAAAATTGATAAATTAAGTGTGGGATTTCCAAATGATGATATGAATCAAGTAGTCGCAAAATTAAATGAACTAATAGATAAATTCAATGATTAATCCATATCCAGTTCTACCTCATGATAAAGGTAATAATGTAATGCAGGAATTTCCTGCAGCCACTTCGGTTTTAGCCATGTATGCTAGTGAAAACTCTTCTACCTCTTCGGTTATTAGCGTAACGCACGATACAACTACTATAGAAATTGCAGCTGTGGGAGGTCCGGCAGTTATGCGATGGGTAAGTTCTGTTGTAGCTTTTGGAGCTGCTTCTTCAGTTATTAGTGCCGCAGGCACAGCGAATTTTAACCATGTTATTCCAACCGGGACAGTTCGCAGATTTGCTATTCCAATAGAGAGACAAGATACAAATCCGCAAAGTGTGCAAGGAGTAAATAGGCTGAATGGTCTTTATAATCGGGTCGCAATTAAATCAATAGGAGTAGCAAGTGTTCTCCTAACGGAATACTAAGGAATACTAAAATGAAAAAAGAAATGATGATGAAACATTTTAGGAAAGAGACGGGTGTGCCAAAGGGTATGTCAAGAAAGATGGCTAAGATAGATAAAGCCGTAAAAAAAAGTGGATTTTAAGGTCGAGTAATTATTAAAACAATCAAAACAAATATATGGGTATAAGATTTCCTTTAAAGACAGTTCTAGATGTATTCAACGACGCTCCTGGACATGGAGGTCCAGCTTCAGTATCTGGCGGAGTAGCACATACATTTAATCTTCCACAAGATACAGATAATATTGTTGTTAAGTTAATAGCGTCTGTTGTTGGTGGAGGGGTAAGTGCAGTTTTGCAAACTACTGATGATGGAGGAACAACTTGGTATGATGTTGCTAGAACGAGTATTGTATCAAACGCTGTTTCAGAAAATGCTCAGTGGCTCTCTGCTCCGGTAATAGGGAGTGGTATGAGAACAGGTGTGGTTGTTCCCAGCGTGGTAGCTGCGGGTAGTGTGGTTAGTTTTGGAAGTATCGCAGGTGCGATTGGCTCGGCCGCCGCATCAACACTTGGACAAAGAGAAGTTTCTGGTCTTCCAATTCTTAGTTCACTTGGTCGTATATTTTTGCAATATACGGCTGCTGTATCAAGTATTCAATCTGAGCGAGTGCAAGTTAAAGTTAATAGTGAGTCAGGAACAGCCTAATGAATAACGGCTCAATTATAATGGAAGATGTGCCTAATCCAAAGGAAGTTATTTCCAGAGAGAAAGAAACACAACTTACAGAAGTAATTGATGCATTACAAAACATAGCAGGTTCAAGTTATTGGAAAGTTCTTCAACAAAATGTATTTGAAGTGGACTTATTTAAAGCGAAGAGTCGACTCGCTAAGGAGAAGGACACAACAGAGATATTCCGATTACAAGGAGAAATTCGCTGGGGAGAAAAATTTAACCTAGAGAAACTCCTAGAAAAGTATCGGAATGAATTATCAGCTATAAGGAAAAATATATGAATCCAACTACTGTGAGTTCAAATGTTCAGCCACCGAGGGAGACCGAACGCCGAGGAGGAAAGACAGTTCCTTATACGAGAATGTATCCTTTGATTAAAGGAGGACAATGCGATTGGTGTGGAACTTTGGATAAAAACCAACCCGCCACTATGCAATATAAACTTTGTCCGCATTTCAGGGATATGGGAAATATTGAATGTTCTTACTGCGACCCTACTAAAGACCCTAATGAGGTCATTAGGTATTCGGTAATGAAGATTCATGACCACCCTTACGACAAAGATAGCCAAGGGAGACCAAAGCTAGTAGTCGTATGCGACTCGTATGACTGTTCAACCAAACACCGAGCACGTTTTGAAATAGCAGGTTAATCTCGCTTATCGCTTAGTCCGCAATAAGTTTGATGTATTAAAAGACTAATCTCACTTGGAAGTCGCTGAACCAAGTTGATGTAAAAAGCTGGTTTATGGTAGAGGAAGATTTAGATTTAGATTTAGAAGACGAAAACATTACTAGAGAAAAAGATAGGAATAAAAAACTCGCTGATAAGGTTAAAATAGCTTCTGAAGAGCGAGATGCTCTAGCTAAAGCCAAAGAAGAAGAGGTTAAGGCTAGAACTAATGCAGAGAAGGAGAGAGATTTCTTTAAAAACTTCAATCAAGTTGCTATAAAGTATCACGGTGCAAATGAATACCAGGATAAAATCTGGGAAAAGGTGCAAGGAGGATATGATATAGAAGACGCTATGATTTCAATTTTAGCTAAGGAGGGTAAGTATAATCCCACCCAACCTAAAGTAGAAGAAAAAGCAGCAGGAGGTTCTGCCGCCACTGCCATAAAAGGCAATGATGACAAAACACCGGAAAAAATGTCGCAAGACGAAAGACGAGCCGCATTACTTGATTATGAAAACAAAGGAGAACTCACACTTTAAATTTATCAGGGATTCCGTAAAGTCGGAATTATAATGCCAGTAACAGTTAGAGGGTCAGGGTGGGGTGGGGCAAACACAGATGTTTCGCAACTCCTTCGTTCTTACATTAATGGGAAAATTGATGTATTGGAACCTGACCTTAAATATGCCCAGTTGGGTATGAGACGAGATGTCCCTCAAGGATATGACCGTATCTTATTCCCTCAAACTAACCAGTTGCCTGTCAGAATCAACATTCGTGGTTCTACCCTTGGTGGAACTATGTATGATTCTGTATTAGGTGGTTCGGTTTGGGGAGCAGGAGCGTCTATTCAAGGCGGACAGGCATCAGATGCCAGAGGATACCCAGTATCTTCTACACAAGGTGTCGCAGGAATAGTGGAAGGAACAAACCCAACATCCATTACTTGGGGTGCAGCTGCTTATGTAGCAGGCCCAGCTCAGTATGGTATTCTAGTCCAGATTAGCGACCTGTTGGTTAGAAACTCAGCAATTGAAACGATTGATGATGCTTCTATGCAAGTTCGCAACGCATTGGCAAGGTTGGTAGATGGAGTTCTGCAAACTATCGCTAACGCTGGGACAAATGGAGTTATCTATGCAGGTGGAAAAACTGCTAGAGCCGATTTGGCCGCAGGTGATACTGCTGCCCAGTCAGACCTTATAAGAGGAGTAACCTACCTACGAGCTTCAAATGCCGCAGGTTTAAATCCTTTTGAAGGGTCTTACTATGTCGGAGTCATTCACCCTAATACAATGGGGGATTTGATGAGCAACACAGCTTCCGGCTCTTGGGTAGATATGGCTAGATACTCGTCTGTGGAAGATATAAAGAAAGGAACTGTTGGAACATTCCGAGGGATTCGTTTCTTGGAATATCCTTATCAGAACTACTTTAACTCCACAGTTGATGTCTTACCGGTTACCCTTCTAGGGGAAAGGTCATTTGGTTGGGGATATTTCCAGCAACCACAGGCTATTCTGACGACTACCGCAGATTCAAATAACCCACTTAATCTTTACAAGTCAATCGCTGGTAAAGTAACTTTGGGGGCTACGAGATTTGAAGATGCAGTCGGATACATCAGAATAATCCGTTATGAAGCCGCATTTACAGGATAACGCTTTGTCTTTGCCCACCAATAAAAGGTGGGCAAGATACAGGGTATTAACCTGTAATTATGAAAGAATCAAGATATAAAAGATTTTATAGAAAGCATAAAGAAAAGAGAAAAAAAGCTCAATTAGACTACACAAAGAAAACGAAAGGTGAAAGTCAAAAAGCCTATAATCTTAAATTTAAAAATGCCGTTTATGAAATTTTAGGTAAAAAATGTGTTAAATGTAGGTATAGTGATATAAGGGCTTTACAAGTTGACCATATAAATGGTGGTGGAACTAAGGAACGAAAGACCATTAAAGGTAATTATTATAGTTATATCTTGAAAGAGATAGCAAATAATCCAAACAAGTATCAAATTTTATGTGCAAATTGCAACTGGGTTAAGAAATATGAAAACAAAGAAGATTATATAAAATAATTATGGCAACTTTAGAGAATGTAGGGTCATTCGCGAGAGCGCAAGCTCAAACCGACAGTAATGGATTAACTGATACTAATCTTATTATCTTCGCTAATGAAGGGTTATTGGACTTCCATAGGCAACTTATTAGTCATGGAGTGGATGCTTCCCAACTTCAAGAAGCATACCGAGACGGCACAATAAACATTGGAACTTATCTTTATCCAACAGATATGTTTTTCTTGAAAGCGATTGAACTAAATTATGAAGATACCGATGCTAATAATTACATTACAGCCACTCAATTAGATGTGTCTAACCTATCGGGAGGAAACTCTTTTTCTTGGCTAAGGCTTAATCAAAATAAAAATACGCCAATGTTTGATGATAGAGGAGACTGGTATGAGATATTTCCTACCCCTGTCTCTGGCGATAATGTAACCAGTTTAATTCGTATATTTTATTTCCTAAGACCAACTGAATATACCGCTACCTCAGACACGATTTCTTATCCAATGTCGTTAGATTACCGAGCTTTAGGTTGGCGTGTTGCCTCCTCTTACTATTACTCTTTAAATAAAATGGAGGAAGGAAAAATGTTTAACGATAAATACGAAGAAAGAGTCAATCAACTTATTAAAACCCTTAGTCGGGGGATTCAGTCGCCTATGGTCGCGACAACAATACAAGATAACGGTTGGTCATATTAAATTTATGCCTTATGTTAATGTAGCAAAACCAACAGGAGCAAGTTACATAAAGGTAAATTCCTATGTGGATACTTATGATAATAGTGATGTCGCTTACGATAGTTCTTCTTTTTATGAGGGATACAATCCAAGTGCTTACACAAATATCGCCAAACCTGTAGGTGGGTTAAGAATTTTCCCCGGTATGATAACTGGATTGATGATTCCTTTAACTTATTCAAGGTCGTATGATGCAAGTCCGTGGTTTAAAATACCAAAACCCTTAGTAACTTAAAATATATTTATGCCATATAATTTCATTGACGGCTATGGGAGTGTATTAACAGCAGATTCCAGCGTTGTTGGAAGTGCTATACGCCCAATAGTTCATATTGGGTCTGTTCTTTCTGTTTTACCTGTTTTCTTTAGTGGTTCGCCTTCTATTTCTGGACAAGTAGGGGCTTCTATAATCGGAGCGGTAAATGTAAATCCAAGTTCAGTTTATGTATTAAATCCTGTATCCGTGCTAGCCGTAAATCCAAATCCCGCTTCGGTTCAAGTTTTAAATCCTGTGTCCGTATTAGCAGTTACCCAAGGCACTCCCGAATGGATTGTTAAAAGTTCAATCGCAGGAGGTATATTCCCAATATCAGGTTCAGTGGCGGCAGAAATCATTAATACCAACCTAAATATAAGTGGCTCGGTTGCTTCCTTTCATATGGGTAATGCTTCAGTCATTGCTATTATTCAAGGCTCGGTCGCGACTGTGGGGACGGCAGCTGCTAATCAGTCAGTTTCGGGACAAGTGGGGGCATCAATCATCGGCACTGTGCCAGTAATTCAATCGGGAACAGTCATATCTTCTGTTTCAGGAGCGATTGCACCCACAGGAACAGTTACTTCAGTTGCTACTCAAGCCTCAACCTTAAATCTTTTAGCATCAAATTCAGGTCGTAGAGGAGCGACAATAATGAATACAGCTGGAACTTCAGTTTTAGTTAAATTAGGTCTGATGGCAGGAGTAACTGACCATACAGTTGTTATGCAAGACACCGATTACTATGAAGTTCCCTTTAATTATTCGGGAGTTATCCAACATTTTTCTTCCTCGGTCGCAGGATTTATTAGAATAACTGAAATCACTTAGATGCCCTTACAAGGAGTAAATAAAACATTATCTAATCTCGCCAATAAAGGAACGGCTACCCACGTCCTTACCTCAAATGGTGCAGGTGCAGCTCCGACTTTTCAGGCGGCGGGAGGGGGTCTTGGTTATAGTTTAGGAACTATGTGGACGAGCGAAGGAAATCCTGCTGATGGTCTGACTTATTTTATGGCAAGAGCAGGAGCTATTACAGTTTCTGAAGCGTCTGGAATTGGTGATGCTGCAGCTCAAAGACAATTATTTATAGTTCCAAAAGCAGGGAATCTGAAAGCAGTTGTCGGTTCGGTTGAAGTTGATGGAACAGCAGGTAGCGGAGAATCAGTGGCTATTTACATTAGAATAAATAATACAACCGATGTTGCGATAACAACAACAGCTACTTTTGGAGGAGGAACTAATACATTCAGCAAAACAGATTTATCTACGGCTGTGGTAGCTGGAGATGTATTAGAAATTAAGATTGTCTGTCCTACTTGGGTAACAAATCCGACAACAGTATCCTTAAATGCAAGTATTTATATAGAATAACCCCCCTTAACAAACATACAATGAGAAATAAATTAGAAGATAAATAAAATGCCATACCCCAGCACATTAAGCGTATATAGCGACCCCCTAGCAAGTGAAAGATTAAACTCGCCTTCTCATTCCAGTATTGAGTCAGCCCAAAACACAGGGCTGAAGGAAATACAGGCTTTTGTCGGTTCTCTATCTTCATTAGCAGGAACTTTAATATATGATATTCGGGCAACTGATTCGGATGGCGGAGGACATGTGCAAGGTGTAAATAAAGGGGGGACAAACCAAACTGGTTACACTAAAGGGGATATTCTCGTAGCCACTAGTAGTTCAGTCTTGGCTAGATTAGGCGTGGGAGCGAATAACCTAGTGCCTATCGCTGACACTAGCCAAAGTTCTGGTATTAGGTGGGGCAGTCCCAATAGACTTGGCACTGTTGCTTCGGTGGTTACAGTAATCGGAAATACTAATGAAACTTCCATCCTTTCAGTAACAATTCCAGCTTCCATCCTTTCAACTAATAACGCTGTGCGGGCCACAGCTTATATTTCAGCATACACAGTAGGCGGACCTTCAGATACTCTTTTAATCAGGGCAAATTATGGCAATAACTCTATTGGTTCTGTCTTATTAGCCCCTGTGGCCGCTTCAACACCTTCAGTCGGAGGAAAAATTGAACTGACAGTGTTAGCTAATGCCGCCAGTGATGTCCAACGAAGTGAATTATTGGTAGATTTAAGAAGAGATATGTTAAGTATAAATAGCACTTCAATAATAGGAGTAAATGCTTTTAGGAGCACAATATCCTCTATAAACAGCATGGCGAACCAAACTTTAGGATTGACAGCTCAATGGGGAGCTTCTATCGCTGGGTCAAGATTTGATGTGGATGGATATATAGTAGAAAAAATAATATGAACATTCAGACAAAAGTAATAGATAATTTTAGAGGAAGTATGACTCAATATTTAGATGGAGATTTGAACTCTGGTTTTTCCTATGTGCAAAATAGTGCAGGGGCGAACCCATTTAAATCACCCGGAAATTTAACTTGGAGTAGTGCTCCCTCACGGATAGACCCTGATGAAACCGTTATAACCGATTTAATAATGGCAGGCAAAGAACGGGTAGAATCAGGCATACTTTATGTTTACGCTATTGGACATCTAGGCAGACTCTATAAAATACAAGTAAACGACCCCGCGACTAATAATCCTAACTACGATAATCCTGTTCTCTTAACTACTCTTACAATAGGTTCTCCGACTTTTACCAGAGGCGGGTTTATGGATTTCTTCGGTTCAACTGAACGAATTTATATCGGACATGATATGGGCGTAACTAGAATAAATTTTGATGGCACAAGCGAAACCGTGGTTGGTGTGGCTGGTTCTTGGATACAAACAGTGCCTAGACCTCTAAAACAATTTATCGGCAGACTTTATGCGGGCAATGGAAACAATATCGCCGAGATAGACTCAACTGCTACTGTAACAGATTACACTAAACTTGACCCCAGTTTTCCCGATAATACACAAGTTAGGGATATGGATGTTTCTCCCGATGGAACTTATTTGCAAATAGTGGTGAGTCGTCTAGCTTTAGAAGATATAACTTCCGCTAATCAAGATACATCATTTTTTGCAAATTCCGAAAGTTATATATTTAAATGGAATGGAACAGACACAGGCTATACTTCTTATGATACTTTCCCTTCATTTTCTCTAACCGCTAATACAATGTTTCAAAATTATCAATATACATTTGGTTATGACCAATTTGGAGCTGCCGTTTACTCGCCTTTAGATAAAAAACTGAGTATGCAGGAAAGTTTGTCCCCCCTTCCGGGTGCGGTATCATCAACAGGAAATCTGGTAACTTGGATGTTTCCGCTTTGGTGGGAAGGATTTATGGAAACCGATTATTGTGTATTAGGTTCCAATGATTTTGAAATTGGACCAGGTTATTGGGATTTATTTTTCCAATTGGCCACTGAACCCGAAATTGACGTTATTCAAACACCACTTAGTCTGGCAGTTTCAAATCTCGGAGTGGGTTCTTCTTCAAATGGATATACAAATAATATTGTCAGCACATCAAAAACATATTTTTCAACTCTTGAAATTTCTGCGACGACTACAAAATACAAATTTTATAAATGGATTTTTAGTCCTTCCCCTAATATGCCCCAAACTGTTTCTTCTTTAATAAACGCAATTTATCAAACGCAGACTCAATTATTTTCAAAGAAAATTCAGGTAAAAGAAATTAGGGTCTATGGCGAACCTTGGATAACCGATAACTCTTTTAGAATAGATTTAATCGGTTCAAATGGAGCAGTAATGACTAATGGAAGCCAAACATTTATCGCTGGAACGAATTTGACAATCGGAAATGACTTTGCTTGGTATAATCCAGGAATAGCTCCCACTTATGCTTTGGGATTATGGATTGAAAACTTGGGAACTGCCAACTTTACAATTAACAAGATAGAAATTGATTATGTGGCAGGAGGAAAATGATTATGGAACCACAAGACGAAAAATTTAATAAAGCGGTAGACGAAAGAATTAAAAAGTTGGTGCCTGAAATACTAAGAGGTTCAGCTTTTACTATGCGAAAAATAACCGACACCCCAAAAGATGATTTGCAGGTAGTTCCCAGAAAATATGTAAATATGTATGGCTCAATCGCAGGCAGACCGCAAGTTTCCGTGATTGGACAACAATATTTTGCGACTGATTTAGGATACCCAATTTTTAGAAATAGTAATAATGCGTGGGTTTCTGCCACTAGCAGTGTGGTAGCATAATTATATGACAACACCAACTTACAAAACTTCATACAACACAGCTACCAGAAATGATGGAAGCACTTATCAAGTAAAATCAGTCAGTAGCCCTGAATTAGATTCAATGAATGATTTTGACGATATTTTGCGCGCAGGTGGCACTAATTTGGATTATCTACAATCCAGGGGATTTGGTCAGTTATTAGTTGCCAGAGGTGGTTCACTCGCTCCTGTGTCAAAAGGAGAGGATTTTGGACAAGCGGCAGGCACAGGACTTTCTACTCCGGCCGAAGTTGAAGCAAGCCAAAAAACTCAAGATGCTTCGCAAGCTAAAATAAATTATGACATAGCGACTCAAGGTAGTCCTTATGCTTCTTCGGAAGATGATACTAAAAGATTTCAGACTGCTTTAACTAATTTACGAGCAACTGGGCAAGAACCGCCTACTACTCAAGGTCCTGCAAGTTCGGCTATTCAAAATGTATTGCCTCCATCTCCTCAAAGTGCCAATACTTCTTTAATAAACACCACTCTCCAAGCCGATACTGGACTGCAAACCTTACTTCAAAACGTTCAACAATATATGAGTCCGCAAAATCAGCAACAGACTCTTACCCAAGAATATACAAAACTGTTAGAAACTAGTGGCATACAAGGCATCAACACTCAACTCTTAAATGCTAAGAAAGTAATTGAAGGCACGACTGATGACATACGAAATGAAATCACCAAAGCGGGCGGATTCGCGACAGAATCACAAGTTCAGGCTCTTTCTATCGCCCGAAACAAAAGTCTGGTGCAAAACTACAACAATCTCTTAAACCAAAAAGCCCAAATCCAAGACCAAGTAAATATGATGATAGGGCTTTCTGAGAAAGATAGAACTGCCGCTTCTGCTCAACTGGATAAACAAATGAATATGAGTGTTAAGTTATTTGAAATTGGGCAAACAATGAATAAAAATGCCCAAGAGACTTATAACAATTTAGTAGAAAATCTAGGATATAACGGACTTTACCAAGCTACCGGCGGAGACCCCTATTATACAAGTCTAGTGGAAGAAAGTTTAGGACTGGCGCCAGGTGGTCTGCAACAACTAGCCCAACAGCAAGATTATGAACAGCAAGTGGCACAGCAACGAGAGGAAATTAAAGCCAACCTGGAAAATCAAGTAAAAATGGCTGAACTTTCGCTCGCCCAAGCCGCTACTAAAAAATCATTGGCTGAGACAGGGGGCATTGCTCAAAAACAATATTTAGACGCTCAAGAATCTCTAGCCGCTATTCAGAAAGCAGAACTAGACATAAAGAAGTTAGAGCAAGAAATTGCCAATGCTCCTACAAAACTAGCACAAGATAAATTAAAAGCAGACTTGGAGAATAAGAAGTTGGAAGCTGATATTGCATATACCAAAGCTAAAACTGCTGGTGAACAACCAACCGGTATATCTTCTACCACTCAAGCAATAATAGATAATCCTAGTTTATTTGATGATTTAACCCCGACAGAAAAAGGAAAAGTTATAACTCAACTACAAACTAATAAATATGATACTTCTAATCTTGGAGTGAAAGGATTATCAGATACTGCTATCCAAAATGTCGCTCAAACTCAAAAGGCACTAGATGATTTAGCATATCTAAAAACTAAAATACAAGGAAATGAAAGTAAACTAGGCCCAATAAAAGGACTAGCCGCTTTGAATCCGTGGTCAGAGGCTAGGAAACTTCAAGCTGATGTAGATAGAGTTCGCCAGACAGTAGGTAAAGCCCTTGAAGGCGGTGTGCTTAGAAAAGAAGATGAGGAGAAGTATAAGAAAATATTGGCTACCTTGACTGATACACCAACCACAGCTCTCTATAAAGTAGATGCTTTAATTGGTAGTATTACTAGAGATATTGAAACTTACAAATCTCTTCAACAGAGTGCAGGTAGAAGTATGAATATTGGTGCAAGTTTGCAAAAAACTGGAAGTGCCACAAACACTCAAGATTTAAGAACTAAATATAATTATTAAAATGCTACCAGAAGACAAAAGAAAACAATTAGACGGAATAGTTCAACAAATGGTTCAGAATAAAGAATCTGATAGTAATATTCGTTTTGTTGTTGATGACTTTAAGAAAAAATATACTCCTATTGAAACCAAAGCTCCCATAAAACAACCTGGCTATTTTCAAAGAGTCGGACAAGAATATGCGAAAGCTGGCCAGGATATAATTTCTGGTATAAAACAGGGGGCTACTGATATTCAGGGTGGTGGATTACTTGGTGGAGTTCGTGCTGGACTAAGAACAGTAGGTGGGGTTGCCAAAGCAACTTTTGCCCCAATTACTGAAGCTCCCGGAATTAAACAGGGAATTGAACTAGCTGGCAAGGGTGTTCAAAAACTTTCCGAAACTGCTCCTATAAAAGCGGCAGGTGAAGCTATATCCCCTTTAACGGAAAAATTGATGGGATTAGCACAAAAATATCCTGAAACCGCAAAAGATGTTGAGGATATAGTTAATATTGCGATTGTTGGCGGGGGTAAAGCAGTTTCAGAACCTCTTGCTGGAGCGACTGGTAAAACCCTTATCAAAACAGGCAAAGCTGTTGAGAAAGGCGCGATGGAGAGCCTAGAAACAAAACAAGGAGAATTTATCAGAAAATTGGTTCGCCCTGAACAGACAAAGGCAGTTAAAGAGGCGCAAGTGGCTAGAACTACCGAAGTAGGGGTAGGGCCATTGAAAAGAAGTGTCATTGCGCCTACACCACAAGAATTAAGAATGGAAGAAGCTGTAAAAGGAGTTAAAGGGATTGCAGAAAAAAACACTTTTCAAAGAAATTATAATTTTGTTAAAAGTGCAAATAGACAGGAAGCTGAAAATTTAGTTTCCCAATTAGAACAAGTTGAAACACAAGTAGGAAAAGATAGAGGATTTTTCACTCCCAATGAATTCAATAGTTATATGAATTCAGTTAAAAAAGAACTTGCCGATAATCCACTTTTGGTAGGAGATGCGGAGAAAACAGCTTCTAAAATACTTGATAAATTTTCTTCACTTGTCAAAGAAGAAGGACATACTCCGAGAGGTTTGCTCTCGGCAAGAAAGAAACTGGATGCTTGGATGGAATCCCAAAAAGGTCCGAATATCTTTGACCCTAAAACTGAAAGTGCCGTATCTATTGCTTTGCGGGGAATAAGACAGGGGGGTAATACTTTCTTGGCATCTAAAGTTCCTGATGTAGCTGTTATAAAATCTTTAGAAAAACAAACTGCCTTATATAATACTTTAGATAATTTAGCTCCAAAAGCTGCTAGAGAAGCCGATACAGCCATTGGGCGTGCCTTTCAAAGAGCAGGAGATGCTGTGGGAATAAGAAACGAAGTTGTAAGAAATATAGCCGCCGCCACTGGTATATTTGGAATTGGTGCAATATCTTTGTTGAATCCTTTCGCTGGAGGTGTTGCCACCGCAACCGCCTTATCTTTTCTAATGTATAAAGGAGGAAAATTAATATTAAAACCAGAATTAAGAGTTCAATTTGGCAAACTGCTACAATTAGCAGGAAATAAAATTACACCCCAAGACAGGAAGATTATAGAAAACGCTATTCAAGGAAAAGAAATAACCGAAGGATTTATTCGCGGAAAGCCAAGTCAATAGAATGAAAAACAAACCAAATGTAAAGTATTATAAATAAATATATCATGAACATATTATACCATGAACCCAAACGAAACACAACCAAATAATCCACAGTCAGCAGACCAATCAGCCGCGGCATTATCTTTCGCCACCCAACTTCAAGAGCAGATGATGCCTCAAATGGAACAACTAGAAGAACAGCCTACAGAATCCCCTGTAGAGCCTGAAACTACCCCAGAACAAGAGGAAACGCCAAAAATGGGGGAAGATACTAACAAGGAAAAAAATGAGTTAAAAAACGAAATTTCAGAAATAAAAACTGATATTCAACTTATCAAAAAACTACTTTTGAAAGAAAAAGAATAGTATGGAAAATTACTTGCAACTAGGAGCGGTCGCAGTCATATTTCTTTTCGCTGTAAAAGAGTTTTTCGCCTATCTAAAAACCAAAAAGGAAGGAAATGGCAATGGTTTGACTTCCGCCATTTTGGGAGAGTTGCAGAAAATGAATGACAATCATCTTCATAGTTTAGAGAAGGCAATCAATGATGGAAATGGTAAGATAGTGGAAGCGATAAATAATGGCAATTTAAGACAAATTGAATTATTAGGAGAAATTAAAGGAACATTGTCTAAATGAATATAAAAAAACAAATCTGTTCAAACTGGAGCGAACGAGAAGGACACAAACCAGAAATTATTGTGGTGCATATCAGCACAGGAACTTTGGCTTCAATGACTTCATGGTTCAATACTCCAAGTTCTTTCGCTTCGGCTCACTATGCAGTGGGCAAAGATGGAACTATTTTACAATATGTGGAAGACGAAAAAAAAGCGTGGGCAAATGGCAAAGTAAATAATCCCACTTTCAAACTTTACAAACCGAACATAAATCCAAATCTCTACACTTTAAGCATAGAAAACGAAGGAACCGACCTCGCCAAAGCCCCCCAGACGCAGTTAAATGCTCTAGGTGAGCTTTTAACCCACTTATGCGACAAATGGGTCATTCCAAGAGATAGGGAGCATATTTTGGGTCATTTTGAGATAGATGAAATGAATCGCATTAATTGTCCCAGTCCTAATCATTCTATTATGGAAAAAATTGTCGCTATGATACAACCCCCATTGCCAATTTCCACGAAAGATATATTATTAAAAATAATAGAGGAGTTAAAAAAATTAGTAGAAAATTTATGAGACCATTATATAAATTTACTATGCCCGAAGATTTTGACATTACAGACGAGGTCGCGTCTGACAACATTTTATTAAATAATGAAAATAATAAAATGGATTCACAATTAAAAAAGAGAATAAAATCACTTGTTTGGCGGGCAGTAATGATGGGGTTAGCAACAGTGATTACGGTTGTCGTAGAAGGTTTAACCGGTTTAGGACTCCCGACATGGATTACAGGTGTGTTTGGATTAATTTTAGGAGAAATTTCTAAATTCTTAAATACCGGAATTAAATAGTTAATACTCTAGCCAAATTCACATTTACAAAATAAGAATTGTGTGCTAGTATATTATTAGGAAGTTGCGGAGCCGAGTAATCGGGAAAATCTGTGGCTCACCGGAAAAGACCTCTTAATAGGGGTTTTTTTTATTTTCTAATGTTATAATAAAGTAAACAAGTTCCTGGAGGTGCTGATGAAGTTCCCTATCCGTTGGGTAAGGGTCTGGTGGTATCGGAGGCAGTTGCGCAAGTTCCTACGGAGGCGGTGATGAAGGGACAAACAACGAACCTTGTGTGCTACATCCACCGCAAAAAGTTTGCGGAAGTGTTGTTGAACACCAATCCCTACTTCCCTGTCGCTTACGACTTCTGTCCGAACTGCGAAGTTTGGATGGTTCGTAACTTTGAGCGGGATATGTTGGGACTTTCCCTTCTTCCCCGCAACTTCAAAACCAGACTCCGATTAGAAAAGTCCTGACAGATGTTGGGCAGGGGGCGACCAAACACCGCCCCTTTACTAACTCCATTTCTTTAATCATAACAGGGGGGTTAAAGAGAAGTTAATGGTTTTCTTATAATGCCGAATTTTGAATTTACCCAAGCGTGTCGCCCGCCCGCAGTTATTCTAATTAACTCATATTTGTTAGAAACCTCAATTTTCTTACGGAATAAAGATATAAACCACGATATTATCTTTTTGATTTTTTCTTTCATTATCTTAATCATAACATAGGGTTAGCGAATAATCTTTTTAATTAAAGTTTTAGGTATCATTGTTATATCCGAATATAATCCCGAAGATTTTGTTGTTGCTATTACAATAAATTCTTTATTTTCGTAAATTATCCAGCCAGAAGTTTCGCATATTTCTTCCCATAATTCTTTGGCTCTTTTAATTGCTGACTCAAGATAAAACCACTCGCTCGGTTCATCTCCATTTCTCAAGCCAGAAGCATCTCTCCATTTTATTATTACGTGTTTTTCTTCTTTCATAACATATTATTTATTATTTTTTAATTTTCTATTAAGAAATCTTGTAAACTTTTTTACTAATTCTCTTGCTTCTTCCGACTCATTGGGGCATTTTTCAGCAGGATGGTATGGGTGCATACATCTTTCTCCTAAAAACTCTTTTGCTAATTTTGTTATTTCTTTCATAACATATTATTAACTACTTTTAATCATCTAATTCTTCTTCTATTTCGTCTAATTTATACTTCATATAATCATTTGTTATCTTTTTTAATCTTTTTAGCTATTAATTTAACAATTTCTATAAACTCTTTTGTAGTTATTTCTTTTGTTAGAAATTGTTTGCTCGCTAAGTTAAATAATTCTAGGTAAGTCATAATCATTTGTTATCTAGTTTATTCTTTACTATTGTAATTCTTCACTTAGTGGAATTTCTTTTAATCCTTTTATAAAAGTTCGGCAGTGGCGATTTAATCCCAAACTTACTAAACTAGTATTTGTGTTCTTTAAAATCCAATCCTGTAAAGAAATAACCATATCTACTTCTTTTAATTTTCTTTTAAGTTTTATATATTTTATCTTCTTCATTTTATTTATTAACTACTTTTAAGTAAAGAAGCTAGGTATTCAGTATTTGTCATACCTATTGGTTTCTTTTGAGTTTAGTTTTCTTTGGGTTTAGTGATTTTGTTAGAAGATAATCGTAGGGGAATTTTTGTGTTTTATTTTTCTTAATATATTCTCGCTCGGCAAAATTAGGTTTTCCTATGGTTAAAGTTATTTCCGTGTTTCCTTGTTTTATTTTTCCACCATAGGTTGTTTTAACACCACGAACTATAAAATTCGGCAACACAAACTTTGTTGCCTTTATAATTGTTTTATTTTCTAATAGTGTTTCAAGAACTTCCTTAACATTAAAAACATTATAATAATCTTGTTTTGTTTCCATACTATTTAAGTTAATTTTTAATTTTAAAAAGTTTTGTTAATTTATTTTATGTCGTTTATATATAAATTGTTTGTCCTTTTTTCAACGATGCCCTCCTTCACCGTCTTAGAATCTGGTAAAAAATCTACTTGACTGCATTCTTCTTTCGTGCAACCCCAATAATTCATCTCTTTCTTGCAATTCAAACATTTACCAATATAGATTATATGTTTTTTTATTTTATTAAACATCTTTTCCTAAAATATAAATTACATCTCATACATAATTTGTCTTCTGTCCCAAAATTCCATTTATGTCCAAATAACCAACAAATTATTTTATTTATTTCCATTTTTCCGTTTTCATTCATTGTAATATATTAAAGCCCATACAAAAAAAATAAAAATGATAAAATCGGTAATTAAAATCGGAATTGAAGTCGGTAAGTTTAAGAAAAACCCAATAACTGCTATAACAATAAATACTAAAATTATTACCCTAGCCATTAAATAAGTATATACCACTGATAATCAATAGTCAATAGGAAGTGTGGATAAACTCCATTAACAGGGGAGTATGGGGGGGTTAAACTTTTCTAAATCCCTTTAAGTGTTTTATTTCGTAGTCCTTTTTCCATTGATTACATTTATTACAAAGCACCTGCCAATTTCTTTTATCATACCTTGCACCGCCTTTGCTTCTTGGAATAATATGGTCAATAGTTAGATTTTCTTTTTTATGACATCTTGCACATTCGCCCTTTTCTTTTATAAATCTTGTTTTATTTCTTGCCCGCTTTCTTTTTTGTCGTTGGTTGTTGTATATTCTTTCTTTTTCGGCAAAGCAAAAAGTTTTATACCGAACTAATCTTTGAAAGTAATGCAATACCCTAAAATAGTAAAATCGCCATTTCATTTCTCTTTATTCTACCAAACTTCTATGAATTAAACTATGACACTTTCTACAAACCCACACTACCTCTAATGGTTTTTCATAATCAAAGTGATGCCCTTCTACTATTTTAATTTGCTCACATTTTTCACACTTATTCGGTTTAATAATTTTACCAGCTAGTAAGGCAAGTCGCATTTTGACTCTTGCATTTTGTTTATAATAATGTTTCTTCTGTGTCTTTTTAGCACCTCTATTAAATATCTCGTTTCCTTTTTTAGTATGCCTGTATTTTTTACACCTTTCAGCATTACATTCTTGGCAATGGTAGTATTGCACTCCATACTTATTTTTATTATATTTCAAAACCTCATTACGATTAAAAAAACCTTTACAAATACTACATCTATATGGAGTTTCCATAGGTAAAGTATGTACCACACTAAAACATAAGTCAATACCACATTTTCTACCACATCTTCTCTGTATAGAGGGAGAGGGGGGAAGTTATTTAGCTTTTAGCGACCACCACCAAGTTTTGTCAAAATTTTTAGTTTCATCGCAGTATTTATAAAACCAATATAAGTCAAAATTACTTTTTAAACCACTTTGTGCCATTTTCACAGCATAAAATCTTGCAGGTAATTCTTTAAATCCATTTTTTTTCCTAGAAGTGTTTAATTTATCCACGAATTTTTTTACAATATCTGCTCGTTCACTAACAGGTGTATCGGACTTATTTTTTATTTTATAGTTTTCAATGATTTCCTTAATATCCATTTTATTGATTGATTAAGTCCTAGATTATTCGCTTGGGCAACTTCGTGAACTTTGTGGTGGCATTTTTCACATAGAGCGACTATATGTCTTTTTCTTTTCTTTAAACTCGGTTTGAAAATATCAACATAACTTGTATGGTGCATATTTAGATTTTTATTAGAAGAACAGATTTTGCATTTTTTGTATTCTTCAAATTTTCTTAAATAAATTTTTGTGTCCGCCCAAATTTTAGATTTCAAAAACTCCAAATAATTTATTCCTTTTCTTCTTAATCTCTTATTTCTTGCTCCGAATTGATTTTTTAATTGATTTACTTTCATTGTATTATTGTTTTCTTTGGTGGAGACGCTCCCCCTTTCCCCCATAGCTTTTAAGAAAGCAAATGTTGAAAAGAAAAAGCGAATCCTCCTTGTTTTCTTTGGAGCCAGACGCCGTTAGGACTTACTTTAGACACGCTCTCCTAACTTCCCCCCTCGTGTAAATGCAAAAAACCGCCTCTCTTACGAGAAACGGCTTAATGTTTGATGTTCAATCAAAAAACTATTTACGGCGACTTGCACATATTCAGTTTTTTGACTTTGATTGAACATACCAAGAGTATAGCAAATACAAGAATAGTGTCAAGCTTGACTTCTGTGGAAAACTTTGCTACACTCTAACTATGAATAAAAGCTTTGACGCTATTATAAATATAAACCCCGCACTAATGTTCCGTCAAAGCTCATTGGTGTGGGATTTTTGCGTATAATTTTATGAATAGAGAAATAAAATTTAGAGCGTGGGATAAAGAAAGAGAAAAAATGGACTATGCTCCAGTTTATGTTAATCCTCCAAATCTTGATATAAATTCTATTTTTAGAGGTTCTACTCTTTTGTGGATGCAATATACAGGTTTAAAAGATGAAAATGAAAAAGATATTTTTGAAGGAGATATTTTTGATTGCATTTATAAATTTGATGGATGTAAAAAACATAAACTTATAGTTGTATGGAGTAAAAATACTGCAAGTTTTAGATTAAAAGATTATGGAGAATGTCATCAACCAAATGTAGTTAAAAGTATGGGAGATTTAGAACGATTAAAAATTATTGGCAACATTTATGAAGATAAAAATTTCAAATCATAATAATTGGGCAACCCCAAAAACTTATTATGAAAAATTAAACAAGGAATTTAATTTTAATTTTGACCCTTGTCCTCTAAATTCAAAAGAAAATGGTCTTATAAAGGAATGGGGAACGAGAACATTTGTAAATCCGCCCTATGGTAGAGAAATCGGAAAATGGGTTAAAAAATCTCACGAGGAAAGTTTGAAAGGGAAAATTGTAGTAATGTTAATGCCCGTGCGAACAGACACAAATTATTTTCACGATTATATTTTAGGAAAAGCAGAAATAAGATTTATAAAAGGTCGGCTAAAATTTAAGGGATTTAGTAAAAAACAAAATAAAATAATAGATAATCAACCAGCTTCTTTTCCTTGTATGACAATTATTTTTAAGAAATCATAATGCACCAAATAAATGAAATCTTACAAGTTAAGAAGTTTTAGATAACAAAGTAAATATATGAAAGACGAGAAGCAAAATGAAATTAAAATAACCCGAAACTACTCTTTTTGGAAACACCCTATTAAGTGGTGGAAAGATAGAAAGGTAATGAAAGTGGCGAATTTGTTAATCAACTACGAATGGGAACACGGAATGAAAGAAGAAGTGGAAAAAATGGAAATGGATATGTTTCTTTATGGCTCGGCAGTTCTTAAAAATGGAAAGAGAATAGACCCAAAAGATTTTATTAACAATAACTAAAAGAATGAGTAAATACTTAGAAATAAAAAAAGAACTAAAAGAAAGGTATAAAACAGACACTCTAACAAAAACTCATAGAGAAGTTTTGGAAAGGGCGATTTTTGAAGATTTAAAAAAAGAACAGGGCAAGTGTGCTAAGTGTTGGCGGACAGAAAATCTTAATTTAGACCACATAATCCCGAAAGATATACTTAGAATGTTCGGTATGGATGTTGAAAAAGAAATACTAGAAGGAAATTACCGAATAATGTGTCGTTCTTGCAATGCTTTTAAAGGAAACAAACTAGATTTCGCAGAACCCAAGACTAAAGAACTATTATTAGAACTTGTAAAAAGAATTTGATAACTAAAAGAATAGATTATTAGTTTTCAAAGATATAACATAGATGAAAGAAACAAAAATAATTTTAGATTTATGCGGAGGAACTGGAAGTTGGGCGAAGCCGTATAAAGATGCGGGGTATAAAGTGCATACCATTACTCTGCCAGAGTGTGATATTTTGAAAACCATAATTGGAAAGGATGATATTACTTTTGTCGGCAAAGATAAAATTACTGGCGAGAAAGGACTGATGATAATGAAGTCTGCTATCTACGGTATTCTAGCCGCGCCACCTTGCACTATGTTTTCATTTGCACGGACTAATGCAAAGACACCGAGGGACTTAAAAGAGGGAATGGCTTGTGTGAGAATGTGCCTAGATATAATTTGGTCGTGTATGGAAGTGAAACAAGATACCATAAAGAAAACTTTGCCTTTGCAATTCTGGGCGTTGGAAAATCCATATCACGGATTTCTTAAAAAGTTTCTATCCACACCAGCATTTACATTTGACCCGTGGGAGTTTGGCGAAGCGTATCAAAAAAGAACGGCTCTATGGGGACATTTTAACGAGCCTAAAAAATCTCCAGTGCCTATGACTAAAGAAGCCAAAGACAAAGCAAAAACTAACAGCACACTTCACACGCTCGGAGTTAAGTTTGATTATCTTAAAAGTAAAGACATACACCCCGAAGCATTTGGAAAGTTTGACCGACAAACAAGACGAAGTATCACACCGGCAAAATTCGCCCAAGCATTTTATGAAGCAAATAAATAACTTTTTTAGCGATAGACTTTAGAAGGGGGGTTGGGGATAAACTCGCTTGCGTTCGCTCGCTAAGTGTGATACATTGTTTAGATTATAAGTTTAACCAAAAAATATGATAAATGGATATAGGCACGGAGAAATTTTATTTGAAGTAATAGAAAGTTTACCAACCAGACTAACTAAGTCCAAGGATAAAGAGTTTTTAAAAGGTTCTCACGGACACCCCCATACTTTTAATAAGGGCGAATTTTATCCTAAAGTAGAGAACGAAAATATATTTGGATATTTTGTGGCTAAAGATACAATCTTAAAACATCTTGAACACGGAGATAAAAAAGTAGGCGAATTAAAACAAACTGAACTTCCTGATGGTATCTATCGTGTTAGACGAGGTGTAGAGGTCGTAAATAAAGAACTCAAAAAAATAATTGACTAAAATGAAAATAATAAAAGGTAATTTAGAAATTAAACAAGGAGATACAACAGACTATTCTGATTTGGAAGAGATTACTGGCGACTTGTTTATCTATTCCTCCGCTGACCTTAAAGCCCCTAATCTCAAATCTGTCGGTGGCTACTTGTCTATCAATTCCTCCGCTGACCTTAAAGCCCCTAATCTCAAATCTGTCGGTGGCG